TTCGAATATCACGCAGACATGGCCCGCTGGATGGGGTACGGAAAACAATTCCAAGACCTCAAAATAAATGTTCATATCTCCGGCCGTCAAGGCCCAGAAGGTATTAGACGAGCATATTCAAAATTGAGCCCAGAGGCTCGTAACTGTATTACAATCGAAAACGAGGAGAACTCACATGGGATCGAACATTGTCTTAGCATTTCTGATATTGTTCCTATTGTCTTGGACATTCATCATCACTGGATCCGCGAAGGAGAATACATACAACCAAACAGCGACACTTGTAAAAGAGTTGTCGATAGTTGGCGTGGTACTCGTCCTACTCTTCATTACTCTGTCAGTAGGGAAGATGTACTTGTCGGACATGATGCGACCAAAGCCCCAGATCATGCGGCGCTACTAGAAGCTGGATACAAAAAGCAAAAGCTCAGAGCACATTCTAATTTCTACTGGAATAAACCAGTTAACGAATGGGCACTGAGCTTTTTAGAAACACATGATATCCAATGCGAATCTAAGGCTAAAAACTTAGCTAGCTTTGCTCTTTACGAGCAGGCTAAAGAGCTTAAACTGCTCTAGGCTTACGAGCAGTTTTAGCTTTCACAGCTGGCTTTTTAGCCGCTGGCGCTTTCTTAACTGCTGGAGCTTTTTTAGCACGTGGCTTCTTAGCTGGTGTTGTTGGAGCAACGTCAGGCTGAACAATCTCAGACTTTGTAACTAGTACAACAGGTTCAGAAACCTTGTAAGGTACAACTTCAACTTCTGCTACTTTCTTTGGGCGGAAAGCAATGTACAATCCTGCCAATACTACTAAACCAATAACAATAAATTCCATGATGGATTCCTTTTAAAAGTGGTACTTTATTTAAGTCTATAAATATCACTATGTATAATTTCATAACCGAAGTGATTTTAGGAGAAGCTAAACAAGAAGATCCTAAACTAGAACAACTAACACTACCTTACGATCGCAGTGATTTAGATCCTGTAATTTCTGAGGATACCATGAACTATCACTACGGTAAACTGTATAAAACGTATGTAGACCGTGTTAACTCAAAAGAAGGTGATTTAGAGTTCAACGAAGCAGGTGCGTACTTACATCACTTGTACTTTGCTCAATTTAGAAGCCCTAAGACGGGTAGTAAGCCAATTGACGCAGTTAATGACTTAATTAACGAACATTTTACAGATTTTGATACATTTAAAGACGAAGTTGAGAAGGCCGCAATGGCTATTCAAGGTAGTGGTTGGGTGTATCTATCAAAGAACGGTACTATCAAAACAATTAAGAATCACGCAATTCGTTCAGATATATTGCTATTAATTGATTGGTGGGAACATAGTTGGGCACTAGATTATCAAGCAGACAAAGGCAAATACCTTAAGAACATCTGGCAAATCATAGATTGGTCTGTTATTAATACTCGTCTTCTATAAATACCTAATTAGCAGTTGAACTTGTTTTCTACTCACCTTTTGTAGTATAATTACTTTATGCTGAAAATAAAAAATCTAACAGTAACATCGGAGCAAGAAGAAGTACTACAGGACATTTCATTAGAAGTCAATAAGAATGAAATTCATGCTTTCATTGGGCCTAGTAAATCAGGCAAAACTGCCCTAGTCTACGCACTAGCAGGACTTCCTTACGTAGACGTTGTTGAGGGGTCAATTCTTTACAAAAATAAAAAACTCCTAAAACAAACAATCGACGAGCGTAGTTTAAACGGAATTTATACTGTATTTCAAAACCCCGTCGAACTTACCCATATTACAAATTGGGAATTAATGCAGATTATATTAGAGAATCGCGGAGAGGCTATTACAGATACTCACATAGAACATTACGATTTTCTTATGAAGCGGTTAGGATTACATCCATCACACGGCGACAGGCCTGCGGATAGCGATGGCATGGATTGGTCCGAAGCAATTAAAAATGAATTACTAATGATGTTTATGATGGATCCTAGTTTGGCTATTATTGATACAGTAGATGACAAATTAAGTCCAGAAGATCTTGAGATAATTATTAATAATATTAGAGAGTTTGCTCACCGTGGTGAGCGAGCAACAATGATTTTTTCAAGAAACATAGAATTATTGAAAGCGATAGAACCAACGCACGTACACGTTATGGTTGATGGAATCATTGCGTTATCAGGTGGTGCGGACTTATTACAGAGGATTGAAGAAGATGGGTATTCAGAGCTTTCTACAAGCTGAGAAGGGTGATCCGGACTGGTTGTTTAGTCCAGAATACTACTTCGGCAAGCAGTTTAAACTGCTAGATGCAAATACAATTGAGCTTAAAGAAGGCCGTAAAGACAGCATTGTTTTAAGGTTGAGTCCTGATGAAAAGGGATTATTAGCTAAACATTTACGAGTTGATGTTAGAGACGGTGCTACACTTGATCTAACTATTTTAAATGAATCTAGTCCCGGACTACAACAAGTATTCATTTATGATATTAAACTTCGTGAGGGTGCTAGTTTAAATCTAGGTATTTTTGCCAAGGGCGGCAAATTTAACAAGCATATTTTTCAAGTAGAACAGGGCGACGGCAGTACGTTTGCTAGCTTTGGCCTCGTTGAGAATCACGATAAAGGCGCAAGTGAAATTATTTCCAAAGTATTTCAACAGGGAAGTGAATCATTATGTACGCAGTTTATCGGAGCTATTGCCGGTCCTGATAGTCAAACAGCATATCAAGGTATGGTTATTGTACACCGCGATGCGCAAGGATCAGAAACTGGATTAGAAAGTGTAAACCTAATTACAGGCACAGGTGGACGTTGTTTTAGTCGCCCAGATGTAACAAATGACAATCCTACAACTAAAGTACGCTATGGTAGTCAGCATACTTGTATAGATTCTAACATGGCATTATACCTTGCTAGCAAAGGTTTAGACGCCGTAAAAAGTCAAAATATCCTTATAAAAGGATTTCAAAAGCAGATCTTTAATCTAATCAGAGAAGAAGAGATCCGTGAAGAAGTAGAACAAATGTTTAACTCCGCCGAATAGAGCACTACAGCCCTTTGTAGTGTTTTATTGGTAAATACCCTATAATACGATAAACCTGGAGTAGACGGGCGGTAATCGTCCAATAAATATAGGATCGTAGGGGAAAACATGGCAAACACATCTTCACAAAGACTCATAGTTAACCTAGGTAGCCAGTCAAATGACGGCACCGGTGACGCTATTCGTGATGCTTTTAATAAAGTAAACTTAAACTTTGAAACAATTTTTAACGTAGCCGGTCTTGGTGCCGGACTAACGTTTACCAAACTAGCAGACGCACCAAAGGCGCTAAGTCCTAATAAGCTAGTAGTATCAGACGCAACTGGGTTAACATTAACTCAGATGACCTTAGTCGGTGCGCACGGCATTCAAGTTACTGTAGATCAAACCTTTAAACAGATTAAGATTGACGCAACTGTAACTAATTTAGTTAATGATCCAAATCCAGCACTATCCGCAAATTTAAGCGGGGCAAATGCGTATCGTGCTATTAATTTTAGCAATCCCGTAGATGATCAAGACTTAGTAACTAAGAAGTGGATTTACGATAATTTCTTAAATCGCGATAGTAACTATCAATATATTAGTAGTGTTAATCCAATTACACAAACTAATAATACAACCACAATCGTAGAAGGTAGCACACTACGCCATAACATACAATTAGTTCCTGCCGATGTTAATACAACAACTAATACCGGTAAAGTTATTGATATTTACGATGCTACTGGATCAACATCAACATTTGATATTTCAGTCGGGGGTTGGTTACCAAGCCATCTAACACGCAAAGATTACGTTGATACAAAAATTAGTTTACAAGGTATTGATACTATCGATCCATTAACTGGTGAAGTAAACGTAGGCATGGGTATAATGACTGGTCCATTATATCTATCACGTGGCCCAATCGAAACTGATCCAGGAACTATTGCCGCAACTAAAGAGTATGTTGACTCATCAGTGTTTGTTAGTAAGCAAAACTTCTTTGTTAGTTTAACTGGTAACGATGCTGACTTTACTATTCCTCCATTCAAACGTGGTCGTTCATGGGCGTGGGCATTCCGTACTGTTCAACGTGCCGCACAAGCCGCACTACAATACAGCAAGGCTAGTGAAATTAAATTAGGTGTATACCAAAGAGAAATTACAACCAATAACTACAAAGAGCTTGTAGTAATTGAACGTATTGATCCTAGTTCAATTAGTGTTGACATGGCTCACGCAAAGATTAACGTTTTATACTCAGGCGGTTCCGGTGGTACTGATCCATTCCTAGAGCGTAGTATTCGTCCTGGTATGTATCTACAAGGTGTTGATAGTAACGCTATCGCTGAGATCTTAAATGTGTCGTTAACACAGTCAAGTAACTCAGAAGAGTACTATGAAATTGAATATGTTGATTACGCACAAACATTTAATAATCCTATTACTCCAAACGCAAGATCTGGTACTGTAACATTTACATTCTTCACCCCAAACATTATTGAAGTTCCTGAATTCTGGGTTGGATATAAATTTGCGGTAGACAATGGTCCAACTGGTACTATCGAAAGTATTGGATTATATTACGCACCAAACGGCAACGTATATGATACTATTACTGTAATATTAGATAGTGCCTTAAACAACACTAATATTATTAGTGGAACTAGTTGGCATGTGTATTCTAATTTCTTTATTGCAGGCGAAGCACTACGTTATGGTCAGCGTTATAACAAATTAGAAATTTCTCTAATGGTAGAATCTGGTGAGTTTAACGAACAACTACCGATTAGAATTGGCGATAATATTTCTGTTAAAGGTGATGAATTCCGCCGTACAGTTATTAAACCAGCATACGCACTAGGTACAGCACGTACAAGTATTTCTACATCAGAATGGGCAGATATTTACTTCCGTCGTGATACACAAGTTGATGGTATCATTACCGTACAATTAGACACAACTACAGACTATTCAACTTTAGCTTCAATTAGCCCAAGTAGTCAAACTAATGATTCTAGCTCGGGTGTAATTACATTTACGCTAGGTGCTGGACTGGCAGACCCTAACTGGGCTGGCAAGGTTCTAACTATCAGTGACGGCAAAGGCACCAAAGGTAGAATTGTATCAGTAATTGGTACTACCTTTAGTGTCGATATTGCTGAAAACGATTTTGGCAATAGACAGATTAACGTAGGTCCTGGTGTTAGCATCGCTAGTGGCACATGGCATATCTATACTCCAGTTAATTTTGGTTACCATTATCTACGTGATGCTACTCGTCCGTTAAACTATATTGCCGCTCCTAATGGTGGCGGATTTAATAATGCGGCCGCTGTTCTAGAATTGAATCGTCAATTCGTTCAAGCAGAAATTGTTTCTTATATTAATTCTATCTACAGTGGTAGTTTAGTATATGATCAAGGTCTATGTTATCGCGATGCAGGATTTATAGTTGATGCTTTAGCATACGACTTAAAGAATGGCAATGTTTGGGCAAGTATCAATGCCGCAGATAGTTACTATAAAGCCAATGTCACTGCGGTTACAACAACCGAGCTAACTGCAACAGTTGATGCTATTACACATATTAATGCTATAGCACAAACTATATTGGCAGGAGGTACTGTTACTCGTACTACTGGCAATACAATTACTCAAGTTGCTAGCGATTTACCGATTGAGGTTGGTGCGGCAACAACTGTATTAGATTTAACTCTAGCAATGGGCGAGATTCTAAACGGTAATCCAACATTCAATCCACCTAAGTATAACGATGAGATGGACATCTTCTTAATGAACGATGCGACCATGTTGCGTTACCTAGGCGGTAATGGTCACGGCGGCTTCATGAAGGTACTTGACCCAGAAGGTCAAATTAAATCTAA